TAGTTTTGCCATACAATGATGTTGTTGTTACACCAATTAGTGTATCACCGTATTGTTTCTTCCATAATCTTTGCACTTCATCTGATAGACAAAGCAATGCAAGTAATTTACCACCAACATAGTTATAACCAAGTGGTTGAAACGGAACAATAGTAGAACCGATTGCAGTATGATTAATCATTCCGCCTTGTGTCTTTAGTTCACGAGGCCAACCGATTGCATTATCTCTTGGTGTTAAATCAAGAAAGTCGGATGATATACACATAACACCAAGATACTTACCTGTCTTATTATCAGCAACAAGGAAATTAAGATTGCGACCAATGTTACTATTGTTCTTCATTGTTGAAATAAAGTTTCTTGCTGTGTTCCATCTTTCAGGTAAATCACTACGCTTAATCTTATCTTCAATGACTGTACCATCAACACCTTTGCGAGATACAGAACTAGAATCATCAGTATAGATTATTACAGGTTCAATATTCAAATAGTCATCAGCAGTTTGTGGCAACCAAATGTTACTCTTAACTTCATCTACCAATATCTGTTGCTTTGGGTCAAGCAATTGAATCTCTTCACCAAATAAAGTATTGTTTACAAATGATGGGTACTTCTCTTTAATCTCACACCATTTCTGATATAGTGTATACTCTTTCACATCCATTTGTGAAACATAGGCAAGGTCTTTAATGGTCTGCTCACGCAAATCATCTTCTTTGATATCCATAAAAGATTCTGGCGGATTGGCTTCTTGCCACTTACGCCATTGTTCTTCTACATCATCTTTTGGATCAAACGAATATGCCATTATTTCTCTGTAACCTTTTAACTCTTTTAAATAATTTACCTTGTTTCTCTTTTGCCATTTTTAAGGCCAAAGGTTTCGCATGTTTATCCATAGTGATACCATTCATATGGTCTAGCTCATGTAGAAAACATCTAGCGGTAAGTCCAGTAAAAGTTGTATTATATTTTTTACCTTGATAGTCATAATATTCAACTTCAACCGATGATGCTCGTTCTATTTTTAGAAACAAACCAGGAAAAGATAAACATCCTTCATTGTCTTTTATTAAATCATCTGAAGCTTTGATTAGTTTAGGGTTTATACAAACGATAACAATCTCTCCATTACCAACAATGAAAACTCTTTCAAACACACCACATTGATTGGCAGATAAGCCTAGACCATTATATAACTTCATAGTCATCTTTAACCTGTTTATCGTGTTTGTCATAACAGGGTTTGGTAGAAGTGTAATATTGTATTCAGGAATACGTTGTTTCATCATTGGATGATTTTCATCAAACAATGGGAAAGGTTCTACTTCTTTTTCTTGTTGATACTTTGGATCAACTGTACTAAGTTTTAAAATTTGATTCATATCTTATTATATCATCCTATGATTGGTTTGTCAAACAAAGATTCCTTTATTACCTTAGGATCCCATGCCGTTCTAGAATCACACATAAGGGCATTTACATCTAAGACTTCACGCAAACCTAAATGCATGGCGAATGGAACATTGTATTCTTTTTTTGCCTTCTCAATATAATCAACTAATGCCCTTTGATATCTTTCGGCATACTTTTTCTGGCACATATATGCTTTGTTGTCACCAATGGCAAACACTCTCCAATTTTTGTAGTTTGCTTTTGATAGAGAGAATTCAAAGGCTGCACTATTGACACCTGGATATTCCTGGTCTTGAAAATCATCAATTGCAATTATACCATTGTCCTTCATTTTGTTACTGAATAACATCAAGTCACTTAGTACAGCAGAATGTTCATGGCAACCATCTATGTGTAGAAATCTTAAATCATTAACGAAGACAACATTTTCGGTATTTAATTGTGTTGTATCTTGTAAACGCCAAACTAGATTACTACTGCTTCCGAATTTTGCAATGTTGTTCTCAGCTATAACTCTAGCTTCTTCTGTAAAAATGTCATACAAATAAAAATTATTTTGACCTTTAAACTGTGAAATCATAATAGCACTTTTACCATATGCAACACCTATTTCACAAATGTCACCAATTGGGTTTTGCAATTCATTCAATATGCCATATGTGATTATGATATCTTTAGGGTAAAACCAACCTTCAACTTCTCTATCAACTACTTCTTTAAAATTGGACAGGTACTCTTTAAAATTCATTTCATTATCCTACTAAAATTATTTACTTTCTCAAAACGAACTACATTGGCAAATTTATCTTGTAGAATATCTCCTTTGTGAGAGATAACAAATAAATTAACGCCTTCTAGCATATGAAGAATCTTCATTAGTTCTTCTGTGCCATTAGTATCAAGGCTTGAATCAAACACCTCATCAAGTATCAATAGATTCGTGTTAGATGAATTCTTTAACTTAGCAACGGCACGCCAAGTTAACATTAGTGCCATGTCAATTCGTTGTTTCTCACCTTCACTAAAATTGTTATAGGTAAAATCATCACGATGCCTTGATTTGATTGTTTCTTTAAATGATTCATCAAGGTTGAAGTTCACAAAGAAATCTAATGATGCCAAATACTTGTTCACCAACTTGTTAATGATTGGTAAGTATTGTTTGATAATCTTTGTTTTGATACCTGTATCCTTTAACAGACCAGATGCTATCTCATAATACGATTTTTCATCTATAAGAGTTCTTATATTAACAGTTAGCGTTGCTAATGTGCCTTTTAAGATTATTAATTCTTGTTCTTCTTTTTCGGTAGATGCTTTGTTAGTTTTTAATTCTTCTATTTCTTTTTCTAACTTGGCAATATACTTGTTTGTTTCTATGATAGAAGTATTCTTGGTTGCAATCTGAATCTGTAATGACTGGATTATTTTCTGTATCTCAGTTATTTCATTTAGCTTAGTTTGCTCAGACAACAACTTAACTTCTAATTGTGTTAATCCGTGCTGGCATTCCGTTGACTTGGTTTGTAATGTTTGTAACTCCGTCTCTTTAAACTCCAAGGCAATGGCTTGCCGACAGGTTGGACAACTATCATTGTGTTCAAAGAAACTGATATCTTTGCGAAATTTGGATAGATTGCTTTCAATCTGCGATTCAAGTTTAGTAATCTTCTTGACTTTATCCTCAACCAAAGTCTTTTCTGCCACCAATGTTTGATGTGTGGTGACTTCTGATAGGAGGTTAGCAATTTCTCCATGTAAGACTTGTATGGCATCTCCATTATTCTGTATCTCTTTAACATACCCATCTACCTTTGCTTCATTGTTTTGTTTCAAACCTTTGATGTGTTTATCTTGTAAATCATATCGTTGTTGTGTCAATTCAATTTCATTTTTACTTTGAGTCATCAAATCTTTATTGTTTGTTAACCTATCTTTTAACAAACCATTCATGGCAGAAAAGATTTGAATATCTAACAAGTCTTCAATGATTGCTCTTCTATCTGAAGAAGATAGTTGCATGAAAGGAACAAATGATGCAGAACCAAGAATTACAATTTGTGTAAATGATTTGTAATTAAGTTTAAGAATAAACTTCTCAAGGTATTCTTGATAGTCTCTTGCAGCTGCATCTTGATTTAATAACTCATTATCGCAATAGATTTCAAACACATTGGGTTTGATACCACGAACAATCTTATATGATTTATTATTGCTATCAAACTCAACTTCAACAACGCAATCTTTGGCATTAATTGAGTTCAATAGATTTGGTTTATTAACATTACGAAAGGCCTTACCGAACAAACCAAAACATAATGCATCAAGCATAGTTGATTTGCCAGAACCATTCTCACCAACAACGAGTGTGTTAGTTTTATTGTTTAGTTTAATTTCTGTAAAGTAATTACCAGTGGAAAGTAGATTTTTCCACCTAACATAACGAAAGGTTATCATTCAGTAGTTTCTGTATTCAATGCCTCAATGTAGAGTTCTCTCATCAGAGATTTTAATTTATCACTCTCAACATTCAAAGTCAAATTGTCAATATATTTTCCAAGGATAGTCATTGTATCTTCAGCTTGGTCAATCAATTCTTGGTCGTTCTCAATTACAGTATCAGTAAAATCTTCAACAATAGATATATCAGATGCGCCTGATTTATAAAGATTGTCAATCATATTATCAAATAGGTATGGATTCTGTTTGTTAACAACAATTACCTTCACATATGTATCTTTCAACGGAGTGAAATCGTATGACTTCCAGAACTCAAAATCTTGTTCACCATCGTCATACGATAATTTATGAAACATCTTATAAGGGTTCTGTATGAATTCAAGTTCACGAGTATTCGTATCAAAGATATGAAATCCTCTTGGGTCATTATAGTCAGCCCAAGTCATTTCGCCTGGTGTGCCAACATAGTAGATATGACCGTCATTTGATTTGTGATGAAAATGTCCTGTCAATACGATATCATACTTGTTTAATGGCTGTTTGTCAATACCACCATGACAAACATTGCCACGATCCATTTCAAACCCATCAATCTCAAAATGCCCGAAGCAAATTTGATATGTACTATTTTTTATTTGCGTAAAGATTTCTTCTTGATTCTCAGAGCAAAGCCAAGGTACAATATCAATTCCCACACCATCAAATGATACCGAATCAAACTCATCATAGATTTTAATGTTTTCATATTCTTGCAATAGTAAAGAGGTAGAATTTACTTCAAGGGTATTCTTAAATGCAACATCATGGTTACCTAGAAGTGTATGAAGTGTTATGTTGTTATCACGGAGTTTATTGAAGAAGTATTTACGGCACAGATATAGTGAATTGAAATTAATAAACTTCCTGCGGTCAAACAAATCACCAAGCTGAAACACCGTATCAATCTTATTATCGATTAGATACGGAAAGAATACATCATCATAGAATTTTTTATAGTAACGGTGAAACTCCAAAGAGTCACCACGCATACCGAAATGCGTATCGCCTAGAATACAAATTTTCATAATTTATATGATATCACAATTTTAACTGTTTGTCAATGGTTCTGTAGGCAATTCTTCAATGAACTTTTCTAGGCCTTTTGTTTTGCCTTCTTTTTTCTTTCTCTTACCTTCTTCAAAGTTATGAATGAATTCGGAAATGTTTTCATACAATTCAAACTGTTTCATATTGCCGTCAGAGTCTTCATACATTTCAAACTCATCAAGTATGCCAAACTGTTCTGTTGCCTTGTATTTGACATAGAGTTGTTTCTTCTCTTTCATAATACGGCGTAGAAAGGCAAAGTAAATAATTTGAGTAAAGTATGCAAATGGGTTCTTTGATTTAGTTTCATCAAAGTTACGGAAGTACATTAGACAGTTTTCAATGCCGTCTGATATCATTTCTTCTCGGAAAGAATAAGAAAAGAAATTAGGTTTGCGAGACAGATGTTCCGCAATCTTCAGAAAACACTCTCCAATGTAGTTTGGAATTTGTGGGTCTTCTTTGCCATTCTCTTTTGCTAGAGCACAATTCTTTTTGTATTGTGTTAAAGCCTCTAGAAAATCGGCGTTGTTCACATAATGTTTTGGTTTCTTCTCACTCATATTTGCCTTCTTTAGCTGTTGACAAACGGCTTGACATGTCGTATACTGTCGGTGTTCCGTTTGAAATTAATAATTAATGTAACCTATTAGATTTTCTACGATGAATGATTTCCATCGCTTCTTCTTTAGTTAACGATTCCTCGTTATCGTCTTCTTCATCGTCATCACTATCATCTAAAGCTTCTTTTAGATTATTTACTATAGTGTCATCACGCATCTGTTTCAATTGTTCTGTATTAATCATGTTACCGTAATATTCAACAAGAGCATCTTTTGGATCTACAATCGTTAATACATTAGAAGAATAAATTGTTGCAGTATTATCTTTAATCAACTCAATTGGTAACCAAGGTAACATCATCATTACTGTACCTTGAGATGTTCTCTTAAAAATAAGATGCATTGGATTATCAAGCATCATCATTTCAGATTTATCATCATGTGTTAGGCCTGCAATAATATCTTCTCCACTTTGCAGTCGAATTATTTTAATGCCTTGAATTATATCAGTCATTTTTAAGGTTGATATTGTAGAACTT